AGCTCGTAACTCTGGAGAATATCTACACCCGTTAGAGTTTCCACCACGTTTCCCCCACATACAATACATTTCCCCGTCCCCATAACGAGCAAAACTAAATGTTTCCCCACGCTTTAGTTTATCCACATAGTGTTGTAATTTATATGATTTCATATTCCGTTGGGTTTTCGTATTCTAAAATAAGAACCTTCTTTGCAACTCTCTTTAGCTCTTTTTGCATCTTCTTCCACTCTTCCTCGCCGAGATTGTCTATAACCATCTTTTTAATAGAAACACAAAACGCCCAATCAAACTGCTTTTTCCCAAACGGGAGACTTTTTAGGTTTCCTTGAATGAAGGTTTTCTTTGGGTATTTGCCCTGTGCCTTTTTTATAAACTCTGGAGAAAAATCAACGCCCGTGTAGTTTTCAAATTCAGAAGACCATCTTCCATAACCACAACCAGCGTCTAGAACCTGCGAGTCTTTTGGTATGTGAGTTTTGAGTAGTTCTTTGTGTGCTTTATTTATTACACTCCACCCAGCGTCATGTATAACATACACAGAGAAGTGCTCTTGCACCGCGGTTTTAATTCTTTCTGCCCAGAACTCTAATTTGTCTATAGGTTTTGACATAGTTTTTTATATGAAGCAACGCCTAATACCGCATCTCCGCCCGCATATAGATTTGGCACAACCATCTCCTTGAATCCTATCTTTCTATAAAACTTTCCCGCGGATACGTTGGAACGAAGTCTAAAAACAAAAACGGAGTGGTATGGCTCTATGAAGTCTAGCATCTCGGAAACTAATTTTGTTGCGTGTCCTTTTCCTTTCTTCTTGACCTCAATAAAAAGTATCTCTACGTTGTCCCCCGTCCCCAATCTCCACACAATATAACCAAGGGGATTATAAATATAAGAACAGTCTGTGTACCCACTTATTCTTTTTAGGAGCTCTTTCTTTGTTCGCATGCGTTCTTAATACCATTATACAATCCACGAGCCATTTCGTCAAAAGAATACTTCTCCACATGTGTTCTCGCAATAGTCCTGTCGAAATCTTTTCCGCCCCACATTTCTAATATCTTTTCTTTTAAATCTTCGTAGTTATCGTATTGGAAATACGCACCCAGTTCCCGTAGGTAGTCGCTCGCCCCCATATACGGAGAATTTGAAACAAGTGAACGCTTGCCATTGAATAGCCCCTCCATAAGTGTAAGTCCGCCCGTAGATGCCTCTCTATACCCACAAGTCATAAAGGAGCATTCTGACACCAGTTTCCGAAACTCCTCTTTTGAATAGCCATGTTCTGTGTGCACGTAGGGGATATTGAGTTCCTCGCAAGCTCTCTTTACCCAACCAAGGTTCTCCTCTGGATAATCCCGCACTGGGTCAAGAACATACCCACCATTCTTGGTGTCGTGGTCGTATGTGAGAATGCCTGTGTGTACAACAATAGACTGAACATCAAGTAGTTCTTTAAGTCTTTTTTGTTGTCCTGACGATGGCACAAATACAACGTCTGACTTTTTTAAAACTCCAGCATAAAATGGCCAATTATATCCAGGACTCCTTCCTTCGTGTGCCCACAAATAATAATCCCAGCAATATGTTACTAGTGGTTTTTTATATATTGCGCTCAGTTGTTCGGCACGTTCACTCATGATAATGGAGGCACAGTATATTGCCTCTGCTTCTTCTGGTGGAACAAAATCAAAGTAATTCTTCATAGCCTCGAGTTGTTCGTCCTTATCGCCCTCGGTGAAGTTTTCTACGAAGTGAAGTTTAATTTTTGTATCAACTCTTTGCATTTTTTATCCATTGTGTAATTATCTCGTACCCACTCAAAGTTTTTCTTGACTATCTCCTCCCGCTCTTCTTCGTTCTTTAAATAGTACTTTATCTTTTTTAAGAGGTCCTTGGTGTCCCCCCTCTTGTAGGTGACTATGTGGGGATATTCTTCTTTTAATCCAGGTACGTCTTGGTGTATCAAAAATCCCCCACGACCAAGGGTTTCAACAACCCTATTAGACCAGTAGTGTGGTGAATACACGCTATCCCCAACAACAACGCCAGTTTTTGCATAAACTTTATTTAGGTCTGTCCCGCGAAGTTCGTCTGTATTACCGTATCCAAACCATTTAAATTTAAAATTTTCCTTTACTTCTGCGAGCGCGCTTATTCTTTCGGTGTTCGCTGGATTATGAGACCCAACAAAAATAACGTCATGTTCCCGTGGTTGTTTGGGGTACAGAAAGCACTCTTCTTTATAGATACCTTGTCTAACAAGCTGGTGATTTATTCCCAGCTTTTCAAATTTTTTTTGATTTCCACCGTCTGTTGTGAAAACATAGTCTGCTTTAAAAAATCCCTGAATAGAAACCTGTGGCTCGCGCACATAACCAAAATATAAATCAAAAATCCAACATACGGTTTTCATGCCACGCTCCCTATGTTTTTCTATTGTTTTTATACTTTCTGGTGGTGGGTTCCATTTACTAAAAATAAGTATCTCTGGCTTAGTCTTGTCTAGTGTGTTATTTAAATCAAACCACCCAATATGTCTTGGGATACGGGTGACCTCGTGGCCAATAGACTCAAAAGACCGAGCAATATATTCTTCGTCATGGAATTTATGAAAGTTTCCGATAAGACCTATTTTCATTTTGGTAGTGCTGGTGTTTTTCTTGGCTGTGTTTCTGGAGACTCTCGTAGTTTATTTAAAAGACCTTGTGTGTCGAGTTGTATCATCTTTAACTCTCTTCCTAAATCATCATAATACGCCCCAGCTTTCCACCTTTTCATTGGGTCATATTTTTTATATCTTTCTATTTTTCTTTGCCTGTCTTCTTTCTTCATAAGTCCATAATGAAGGAGGTAGTATGGTGCGTGCCAACCATATTTATAAACTATTGGTGGCCCTAGACCGCAGTGTACATTTTTCTTTTGAAACTGTAAGCCGTATTCTGGAAGGAACTTATAAAATCGTATGTTCCAAAATCTCTGTATCCCAGCATCGTGTGCGAAGTGGTGTTCGTCATTATATAAATTAACAACAAGGAAGTTATATCCTATCTCTGTTGTTCTTGCGAGGCGTTCTGCCTCTTCTCTTGTGAATTCTGGAGCAAACACCTCATCCATATCTAGGGCAATAATCCAGTCTGGGTTTAATTCCCCTGCCTTAGTAAGGAGCTCTGTTTTTATATTTGGTTGGTCAATTCCCCATTCTCTATTGTCTTCGTACTGCATGAACCCGTACTTCTTTATGAGTTTCTTTTCCTTGAGGGTCGCGTTGTTTGTTACGATAATAACTTCATCGCAAAGACGCTTGAACTCACGCATGGTTTTATCCATGTATCGAGAGGCTTCGTTCGGACCACAAACTCCTATTCCAACGATTTTAACTGAGCCTTCAGCCATACAAGTTTTTTATCAATATCTTCGTTTGCGTGTATGCAGGAATCTACTATCTTTTTTGCCTCCGCTGTTTCTGCTCGTTCTGGTTCTTTATTCCACAACATAGCAACCTCGTTAGTGGCCTTCTTCATTTCCAACTCCTCGATATACTCCTTAATGTGTTTTGTTTTAAACTTGTTCATTTTTTAATACTTTTTTAAGCTGTGCTTTGTTTGGTAATCGCCCCTCTTTGATGGCTTTGTTTATTTTCCTTGAAACAATCTGTTTTATGAGGGTTGTTTTCTTCTTGTCCTCAACAACTCTTTTTTTACTAAACACCCCATCTTCCTTTAGGGTTTGGAGCTTTCGTTTAAGCTCTGGGTTTGCTGTATCCGATTCGAGAAGTTTGTCTACAATGAATTCTATTGTCGGACTTGCTGGCACCTCGCGTACTGCGTGTTCCCGTATTTCCCTCGGTATACTCTCTTGTATTTCTCTCAGAACTTTATTTATAGATTCTTGTGTCCAACTCATCTTAGTTTTGTTATGTCTAATTGGTTCCCGCTTCTGTCCATGTAGTCGTGATTAGGAGGTATTTCTGGGTGTTTCTTTGCCTCCTCTATTTCATCTTCCATTCCTTTTAAAAACCTTACTCTCGCTTCTTCTTTTTTTCCTTCCCTCGCGAGCGTCTCTGCTTCCCTTTTTGCTTTTTCCATAATTGTTCCATCAGAGGTTCCAATGAGTTTTGGTTTTGGTCTTACTATAAGTCCTTTTGGTGGGTTGGAGTATAGTCCCCACGCATCTCGAGCGTTTGCTGATATAATTGTTCCGTCAAACCTTTCAAAGAAATACCACTTATTGTTTGCTGGGTGTAATGAGTCAGACATTTTACATATTATACATTATTGTGTAAAAAATACAAGTGATTGCTTCCAGAATTTGGGGGACTTCTTCTGGTTATCCCCCAAACAATCACTAAAGATTATGAACCAAGGAATGCTGATGATGCGTTGATAACTACGCCAGCTGGTTCACGAAGAACCTTAACTCCGTAGAGAATATCAACTACAGCGAGAGTACCGAGGTTTCGAACCTGGTTCTCCATCTGTACACGAATGCGGTTTCCACCACGTGTTTGAACTGCGAATCCAAGACAACTCTTGTGTAAGAGGAGGTTTCGGTAAGTCTGTAAACCTGAAACAATGTTTGAGGTTGTGTAAACTGGGATTCCGAAGAGAACTCCCTTTGAGTTGAGTGCGTATCCTGAGCCACTGAAGTTACCAGTTCGTACCATTCCTGCTTCGTTTGCAGGACCTACAGAATACTGTTGGTAGAACTTAGCAACTGCGTGAATCTGATTCCAGTATACGTATGGGTGGAAGAAGAATGCACATTCTGAAAGACGATACTTTGCAGTTTCGAGCTTTTCAATTGATTGACGAATTTCTGAATCAGTTACCACAGTTGCGGTGTCTCCAACAACGTTAGTTGAAAGAGATGACCACAATGCTGCGATGTCTGCTTCGAGTGCTTCTGCCAAGAGGTTTCGTGCCTCACGTGCATAAATTTCCATTACACCATATCGAGACGCAATCTGTTGGAGGTCTTTGTCTCCAATAATCCATGCAACATACTTATGTGTGTCGATAGTAAGAGTTGTGTCTACTGTGTCTGGTGATGCGGTTGTGATTTCTGCTCCTTGTGTTGATTGTGATGAAACTGTCAATGCGTTGGTGTAGAAATCTGGAACGTGAAAGATGTCTGCTCCTTCCGTTGCGAAACTTGAGAGGTCAGTACAAAAATTAGCGAGAACTGTGTCGTTGAATGTTTTTTCATTCACGATACGTGTCCACTCTTCATTGATGACTGCCACCAAATTGGTCCCTGTGAATGGGTCTGATATTACTGCCATGATTTATTGTGGCAAGTAATACCTGTTGTTAAGGTACTACTCTGCCTGATTAGCTCCACCCCCCTTTAAACGCATTTCCCAAGCCTTCTGCTTTTCATCTGCTGAAACGGTTTCGTCTCGGAAAATATCATTTATTGGTTTTCCATTGTACGTTCGTACTTTGTTTGATGGAGTTGGTGTAGCCTCGGAAGATTTTTCTTCTTCTCTCATCTTACTAACTGCTGCTGAAACAAAAGGACTTTTAGCTGCTTCTGGGAGAGAAATACCTTTTGCACGGGCGTATGCAGCGATTTCGCTGATAACCTCGGGCTTGTATCCCTGCATTCGTAGCTCTACTCGTTCTTCTACTTCACGGAATTTGTCGTCTGATGATGCTACATCCTTTTTTGGTAATTGAGCCAATTCCTTTACTTTTAGCTCTGCTTTCTTTGCCCGTTCGAACAATCTTCGATTCTGCTCTTTAAGAGCTTCTTCTGCTGATTGACTTGAAGTATCTTCTACCAGTGCTTCAAGACTTTCTTCTGGCTCAGGTGTTTGAGAGTCCTGAAACTCATTATTATTTTCCATTTTTAGAGATGGTTACTCTGATAATCTGTGTTTAAAGGATGCACAGCCCCCTTGGTTTTATTCGTAACTTGTTCCCGATGTCTTCTGCATTTGACCCTGAAACTTAATCTTGTTGATTACTTCTTCAATGGCCTTAGATGCTCTTACTGACGACTCCCTCGTTTCTTCTTTGTCCCAGTTACGCGAGTCGCACGTGTAGGCTTGGAGTCTTTCGAGGTAACTGATGAGGGATTTCCCAATATCAGATTTATGTAGTGTCTTAAAAAGTTGTATATCTTGTTCATTTATCTTCATACTTGATTAGTTACTGGTAATGTTCCGACCTGTCCCTGCCCTGGCTGAGAGAGCGAGCCCCCTTGGGGTAACGGGTTTGCGTCTAGGTCATCGGAAACCACATTTAAATCAATAGGGGATAGTCCCGCCATTGAGAGGAGCTTGAAGTAGAGTGTTCTCGTTCCTTTGTTTTGCATAATCGCTGGATTTCCTGAGAGTGTCTGGAGTGCGAGGTTTATTGATTGTGACATCGCTCCTGTATCAAACTGTTCTCCTGTCGTGTTCACGTCAATTGTATACTTTGCATCTCGGTAATAGTTCTCTGGAACTTTCACATAGCGATTCTTTTGCTTTTTGAGAACTTCCTGTGCTCGTATTTTTGCATCCAACACCTGTGCTCGTGAAGGGAAAAATCCTGTCTTGTTGGCGTGTTTCATTATTGCATTACCAACATACGCATCGATAATTGTCTTGTCTAATTTATCCAATTCCTCATCACTTCCTAAGAAGGTAAGTATGTGCTCCTTTGAGTTTTGGTTTTGGAATGATGGGATAACATCTTCTCGAATAAGTTCTGTTACGAAGATACCGAACTGTTCTCTCTTGAGTTCAAAGTATGAGGTAACCATTCCCGCAGAAATGTTTGCAACACCCAATGGTGTTCGGGAAGGAAGATTTTCCCCACGAGAGATGTCAAACGAGAATGTCTTTCGGTCTCCGTTCTGGTCCCATCGGCCTCGTGTTGCATTAAATGCAGCAAGGTTACGTTGCTCTGTTGCAATCGGGGTGATTTCTGTTTCTGATTTAATTATGTCTCCGTTCTCTGCGTCCGTAAGGATGTTTGAACCCCCAACTGAATCATCTCGTGTCTGGAGAAGTTGGAGTGCGGAGAGGGCAAGACCCTTTCGTTCAAGGTTCTCTGCTTCGTTTGTAGCAATCTGGTTGTCTTCGAGATATTCTACAAAACCAAGACCGAGCCATCTTCCTGGAACATTTTCCCACTTGAGTTCTCGATAGGGGAGTTCCTTAACTGTGTCTGTATGTATAGTAAGTGGTTGTGCATAATCTGCCTCTTCGTTTATAAGTGCCTCAACTGAGCGGTTGGTATATTTACCACCTTTTTGTTTTGCAAACACGTCAGCTTGAATTGTTCGCTTCCACTTCTTGCCTGATTTTTCGTAACATTCGTATACGAGATATTCGGAATCCTCTCCGCGGGCATAAAGCTCGGTTGTATCCCACCCCATGTCATCGATTTCTTTTGGAGACATCACGTGAAGTTCATACACAAAAGAAGAATCCTCCATACACTCAACTGTTGGGTCAAGGCGAATGTTGTGTAGATTTACTTTCTTAACATCATCCCCAACGATTTTAACAACAACGTGTCCGTACTTAGGATAGTCGTGTGCAATTTGATTAAGAATCTTTCCAAAGCCCTCATCTTTCATCCACTGCTTTAGCTTTCGTTGCATGAGCCACACCTTTAACTCATCTCCACTTCTGTCGGAGTGAAGAATCACGTCTTTGGTGTCTAGGTCAATGAACTTGGTCGCAACATCACACGGTGGCTTGACTACATTGAAGAAAAACTTTCTTCGGCCACGAGAATCAAACGCTCCCGTCTTGAACTTGCCGTTATAATACAGGTCAATCGTCTTGAGTGTGTTGATATGGTCAAACGAATACCCCCCTGGCATTTCGATAGGGTCGTAGAAGAGTTGAATGTTCGCGCGAGTATTCGACATAATACACAGGTTCTCGCGGAACTCTTATTGGTAGATATATTTTATCACACGTTTCCTTTCTTGTCTAGTAACGCGCTCTAAAAGATTTTTTTCTCTGAGTGTTGGTGCGGTGATTCCCCAGTACGCAAGCATCATAGACATGATTTTATCGTCGTGGTATCCGTTCTGTGCCCCAGCACCCTTCATCCTCGCCTCATCAGAATATATAAATGTTTTAAGTTCGTCGTGGGTTTGCTTGTCTCGAACTTTTGCGAACTTCTTCTGGAATAGGTTCTTCATATTTTCTATTAACTGCACCTTGGTTGCGTAGTTGGTAAAGAAACCGAGCTTTTTCGTGGTTTTCTTCTCTCGTTGATTAAATATCTCTCGTTCATAAATACGGGCGTACTTCTTTTTGAGGTCTTCTACCACCGCCTGCCCCCCTCCTTGGACTTCTGGGATTACCAAGGGTTTGCTTTTAAGTGAATACATATAGGCAAGCTGGAGGATTTTATCGGTAATAACGTTTAAAGGAACGAATTGGGAATAAGTCGCTACAATCTCTCCGCTATCCTTACTTACGACCGTAATCGAACAAGGGTCTACGGCTCCTTCTGAGGGGTCTACGCCGATTTGGTAATCCTCAGCACGAGGTTCTTGGTAAATCTTAATACCATCAAACTCTCGTAATGGTGCTTTCACATGAAACGCCTGGTCTTTAACATAATCCTCAGCAAACACACCA